GCGGTCTCGTTGACGAACCCAGGCCACAGGACGAACCAGATCACGCCCTTGCTATCCTTGGCGTTTGTCACCACGCCGGCGAAAATGCCTGTGGTATCGGTTGTGAACCTCTTGTTCGTGTTGTCCCAATAGACCTTGTCGCCCTTGGCGAAAGTCTTGCTGTCGTCGATCTGGTCGGTTTCGTACTCCGCCACTTCGATGATGAGGATGGCCTTGGCGGTCTCATTCGCCGCGGTCTTGACATCCCTCGTAATCACTCCGAGGAACCCGTCCAGATACGCGAACTGCCCCGCCTTAAGATCCGAATTAGCGGGGACAGAAACCTCGACGCTCTTGCCATCGCTTACCTTGAAGTAACCCTTTTGATAAGTGGTGCTGGGCACCGGTTGGCCTTTGTAAGCCATTTGTCATTCCTCCTTCCAGCTCAATGGACTAAATGGATACGGTTTTTGTGACCAGGTGCTTAGGAGCACCCTCTCCACCGCCACCCTTGGGTGCGGGCGGATCGATGAAGTTCTTGCCCAAAAGACCTTTGATGGTCTCATCGGCCAGGATCTTGTCGATCTCACCGACAATCTGCTCCTTGGCTGCGCCTTCCGGCACATTGAGCAGCTTGGCCACAAGCAGTTGAGCTTGTTCGCCTGTCACCTTTTCTTTGATGGTTTCTGCCACCAACTTCTGGTGAGCGGCCTTGGCCTGTTCGCTCATCGCTTTTACCATCTCGCCAACGACCTCAGCGGGCTTCTCGGGCTTCTGTTTGTTATAACCCAGAGCCTTCCAAACCTCGGCCATCTCGCCGGCGATCTTGAGGGCTTCGTTGGTGTCGGTGTCTTTGCTGAAGCCCAACGCAGCGGCCAGGTCAGCGCCGTACTCGGCGGCCGTTTTGAACTTCTTCAGCTGCTCACCAGCGAAGAGTTCGACCACCTGGTCTTTGGTGTAGCCCATCTCACCAACGATGGACTCCAAGTTGGTTTCGCCTTTGGCCACTGCAGCACGAATGGCCACCAGCATCTCCTGAATGGTCATGTTCTCATCAGCTCCTTCTGTGCTTATTTCCCCGGATACCGGGGTATAGATGATCTGCTCCTTCACTTCCACAGCATCGTTACCCAGGACTACCTTGCCATCCACAACACCATAGCCAACCTTAAACCACCTAGAGGCTCCGCCTTTTTCGATCTCTACGATGCAGTGGTCATCGTACACTCGGCGCACCCAAACGAAATTCTCGGGTTCTTTGAACTTGGTGCGCAAGACCATCAGTAACGCTTCTCTTAACCCTTCGTGACTGCCATCGTAAGCCATCGAAGAAGCCCCAGGTGCAGGGATGGCTTCCATCTCCCCGGTGGGCACATAGGTTATCTGCTCCACCACTTTGACAACATCTTCCCCTAGCACAACACGACCATCTGAAATTGAGTAGCTTACTTTCGCAAACTCTTTGGGGCCCGTAGAGGGCTCCATTCCAACGATCACATGGTCAGCAAAAAGACGATGGACCCAGGCGTGGACATCTTTGTTGCCAAACCTGGTTCGCACCGCCCCAAAGAGAGCCTCCCTTAACCCCTCGAAACTACCATCCCAACCAACTAGACTCACATCAAACTCGCCAGCAGTAATACCATCCATTTCCCCGACAGCAACAATTTCGGTGGGCATTCCTGCCCTATGCAGCGGTGTCCAATCAATGGACAACGGTTTGTAGCCGACTACATGAACCTCTCCACCAACATTCTTTAGCGTGGGCATGCCGAAGATCGACACTTGAGTGACCCTTTTGGAGCGGATCCACCGTTTGAGGTCCGCGGCTGCCTTGTCCACCACACCCCTAAAGTAAGCCTTGCCGTTTTCCCACTTGGCTCCTACCCAGTGGGTGACGGGCGTGGGAAACTCGGTGTCCACATTGTCCGGCTTCTGGTGCCCGAGGAAGCCAGATAGAGTGTGCTGGTTCACGAAGTTAACGATATCCTGCAAGCTCTCGCCCGTGTAGAACCAGCCGCGCTTGGACTTACTGGTTGGGACACTCACTACGACCTCAAGCGGGTCATCATCCCCGGCCTTGATAGCCTCCAAGTCAACCCCGGGGGCCAGAGGAATGTCTGCCGGCTTCATTCCACCGAGGGCAGCATCGAGGATAGACATCTCTCCCTCTACCAAGCTGGCGGGAGGTTCCTCTTCCAGCTCCTGATAGTGCCTCCGCAAGTGGGCCCTGGCCGCAGCTTTCTGATCATCCGTCAGGCTGGTGTTGGCGGATAGGTCAGCAGCCGCCTTAGCAAGGGCAAACTTGTTCAGCACCACATCGCCTTCATCCGTCACTTCGTGATGAAGGCCGAAGACATGTTCCGGGCCGAAGTCTTCGCCTATGGGCGATGTCACCACCGCATATGCTTCTTGGATAGCTTCCTTGGCACCGCCGATTCCCTGCTCCAGGCCCTTTTTGAGTTTGGGCCACACGTTTGTGGGCTCCCAGGCCTTGATGGAAACGGTGTCTTTGATGGTGAATACGCTAATCGGTATTGGTGTCACCCCCTTTCAAAGAAACCAAAATGACGGCCAGCTTCTCTGTCATCCGTGGCCAAGAGCTCTCCCTTTTTCAGCGGAGGCGGCCACCCTCTTGAGGCTCCAAACACAGCAAGAACACCACAGCTACAACAAACATCCCGACCCAGAACGCAGTCATGTCAGCACCCCCTCGATCATGGCATCAACAGCCTGGCTTACCATCTCGAGCATCCGCTCGGCACTGGGGAGGTAGACCTCAAGCAGATCCGGTTGGTCTTTGTACTCCCGCCACAACCGATCAACGTTCTGACGAGCTTCCTTCTCGATCTCCCGCAGTTTCTTGAGCGACTCAACTCTCGCTTTTAGTTTTGATCGTGGGAAGGCGATGATATCAAGGTCGCCAAGTTGACGCATGTGTCTGTCCACAGACTCAGAGGCAGCCTTCCTTGCCGCTTCCCTGACCTGTTCCACGGTCGGGTTTTCTCCAAGATTCTTCAAAGGGTCTCTTTGCTTCTGCAGGTTAGACTCGGGCCCCCACGTTTCGTCTGCCTCACCTTGGTTCTTGAGCTTGGTGGCCGAGATCTCACGGTACTTCTGCCTGATGTCGTCAACGCTTGCCCGACGGATGACTTCCATGCACTCATTGCAAATGCCGATGACGCAGAGACCTGGCCCATCAGGATCGGCGTTCGCTCGCGGGACAAGGCCACCCATGCCTTGAAAATGGTCCCATTTCCGGCCGCACAGAGTGCACGTCCCGACCGCATGCCTGCTCAACCAAACCATCTGCCGAGCATCACTCATTGACTCCCTCTCCTTTCAAGGCATGAAAAAAGCACCACCGTTCAGTGATGCCTCATTCAGATAATCGGCAAACATATGTTCTATTCCCAAGGAGGACTTTCATCTGTTTCCTGCGAATAATCCATCAAGGAGGTGAGAAAATGGATCCCCGCGAGGAGCAGAAGTTGTTGGTCAAAGCCACCGCTCATCTTCAGAAAACTCTCGATGACGCGCAGCGCCTCGGCAGAGCATGCGCCGCCTTAGCCGATTCGCTCAAGGACCTATCGGCGTTCTTCAAAGAAACGGGTCTTGAGGAACTGTCACCAGTTGATAACGAGTTTCTTCTGAGAGTTGCAAACGAAGTAGACGAGCTCGCCAAGACCATTGACCAAGTGAAGGACGCCTTCACGAAGAAAGGACTCTTGGCATAACAACGGCGGGAGGAAACTCCCATCGTTTGCTATTCAGGTGTCCTTCCGTTTAGCCTATCCATCGAATGCCTCAGCGAACGGACCACCTGCCTCAACTTCCGTTCGGCCTTCCTCGGCTCAACGCCAGCTTCGATCTTCCTCTGGGCCTTCTCTCGCTCTTTCCTCACCTTCTTCTGCAACAGCTTGATCTCGTCATCAATCTTGTAGGCGATGGTCTCACGCCCACACTCCGGGCAGGTGAACCCGACTTCCTCGATACCATCCTCAACCTGCCTAACAAACATATTGTCCTGCACGATGAATACTGCAGGACAATTGTCGCACTGGACTTTGGTCTTATTCATGGTCCCTCTCCTTTGCGTGTAGTTCCTGGTCCCTGCGTCTCAGCAGTTCCAGGAGCTTCACAGCCTCAGAATACCTGCGCTCAAGAACAGCCAGTTCCCTCAGCTGCCTGCGGGTCAGCTCGCCCCTTTCGCGACCTCCCTGCAGATGCGGTATGGCCGTTTTGATCAGCCCGCAGGACTGCAGCAAGCTGTATCGGTGCTCGCTACTTAGTTGATCCCAATAATGGGCATAGTCAAACAGGTCCCTCATGCAGTCTCGTGCGAGATGGAGGAACTTGTCCCAATACCGCGTAGTCTCGAGGCTGGGTATCCGGGGCATGATGGCCCTCCTTAGAACACCATCTGCCTATAGATGTTGTTGTGCCACTCTTCCAAGTAGTCAACCGACCGGGGATCCTTCTTCCAACGGATCAAGTCCTGAACAAACTTCTCTGTTTCAATGACGACGGGCACGACGTAGCAGAGGCAGTTTGGGTGCGGGTGGGGAGGTTCTTCACCCTTCTTGTACACCCCTGGCCCCATGCCATAGAGGTCTGCAGACGCCAAATCGTCGCAGATATCTGGCTCCGGATGACTATCCGATAAGCAGTACTGAACGCCGATATAGGCCGGGTTGATCATGCCCCTGCTGTAGACTGCTTCGTTAAAGGCCATTGCGTACTCTGTCCTGGCAAGCCTGAGTGCTTCATAGGACAGGTTGCCAGGCACACGGCGCTCCATGCGCGCCATCATGTTCGGATAGTCTTCCGCAAGTGTACCATTTCTCACATAAACTTCTAAATCCTTCGCCACTTGGACAGCATCGCGCCCCGAAGTTATGCCTGCGTGGATAATATCCCGCATGGCCTGCCTGGCGGACTCGGCCTGCTCCCAAATGCGATCCGAAATAGCTAACCCTTGGCGAGTGCGCAGCCAGAAGGCTTCGACTGCAGACTTGTTGAGATCAGCAAACCCCCTCTGCAGGCGCAAGAAGTCTATCGGAGCATCCGCCTCTTTCAAAGCCCTGATGAGGAAGTTGTCTATCGGCCGGGCCCCGATCTCTACAACCTCCATCAGGCCCGTCTTGATGAGTGCAGCGCTCTTTTGGTAGATGGTGTCGGCTTCCTTGCGCAGCGCTTTGTCCAAGGCCTCGAGGTGGTTGCGAGTCAGCTGACCCACAGTGGGGCTCAAGCTTCTCAGCTGTTTGGCCACTCGATCCGCCGCATCCAGGTATATCTTGGCCAATGCGGGCTCATGCCTCAGTTTGACAGCCAGAAAGTCCCTTCTGGCTGTGAGGAGTTCCCGGCCCATCACGCTGTCTGATATGCGCCGAATAAGCTCGATGTTGCGCCTGGTCATCTCCTGGACAGACATCACGCATCACCATCACGGCCGCGGTTCTGGCTCTTTTGGATCTCGGCCAAGACCTGCTCGATCATCTTTTGTTCATCTTCAGCGAGCTGAGCGTCCTCAAGCTGAGACCTGCGCAGCATATCCTGGACGATCCTGTCTTTCTCACCCATCACCTCGGGGTCATCACTTTCGTAGTCGTTCATGGTCTCGACGTACTTGGCCAGGAACGACACGGCAGCCTCGTGAGACATGATCTGGTTATTGACGGCCGTGGTGAGGGCCCTTACCAATACTTCGATGGTCTCAGCAACCTCTTTGTCACCCCTCGGGTCTACCTCATCCCAGACCAGCTCAACAGCATGGGTAGCAAACTTCTTGCCTGAAGCCATCGACTCCATAGCCAGTACCATCCTGGCGAGCCTTTTCCAGCTGTCAGCGAACTGCTCCCGTTTGCGATCAATCTTCTTGATCAGCACGGGCATCTGCTCCTTAACGCTGGCCAGGGAACTGGGCGTGTGGGTTCCGAATGCAAACTCCGGTGTCTGAGAGGCATCTATGATACACCAGAACAGCAGTTGAAGCAGTTCTTTGGCATCGCCGGTGGCAGAACGCACTTCGGCGAAGTCGGCGTCTTCACCGTCTTGCGTAAAGATGAACGCCTCTCTACCATCAATCTTGAGTTCGCCGCCCTTACGCATGAACTCGGCAAGATCCGTTATGCCGAAGTTGACTGACAAGAAGGTGTCGACGTCTTTGAGATGCAACTTGAGTTTCGGAGTGCTGTGTAGCTTGGAACCCTGGATGGCGTGGAGCATCACATCGTGATATGCCTTGATGAACGGCTCGATCACCTCGAGCTCGCTCTTCCCAAAAGCAGACCCTGGATCCCTCTCGTTGGAAAACTGAACGATAGGGATGAACCCCCACGGATTTTCCCGTTCCCCTTCCTCGATGCCAGGGTTGTCTCCTTCGATGATCGTCGTGATTCGGGCATCTCTATTGATGCGCTCCTGCACCTTGCATTTGCGTAGATTCCCTCGTTCGTCAATCCATCCGCAGGAGGACTCGAGTACATACTCGATGATCTCACCCGTGATGGGGTGGCGCTTCAGTTTGTCCTGAGCAATCATCTCGGGCGGAATTATGTTATAGACTAACCTGCCGCCAACGGCCTCGGGATAAAGCGCACTGTTTTCTTCGGACTCTTCCCGGGTAAGCCAGACCCAGCAATCCCCATCCCTCAGCCCACCCAGATGCGTCATTTGCATCAGTGAAGAGTGCTCCCCAAAGAACTCATCCAGCACCGCTTGCGCATCTTCATCCTCGCTGACAAAACGGGGTATGCCCATGAAGCCGACAGTAGTGTTAATCACCGGCTTGGCGAAGGCGGCGCCCAGCTTATATGCATCATTTGTGTTATCGTAGAGCTCTCGCGCCAGCTGGTAGTCCACAGGTTCAGAACGGAGTTGGTAAACACCCGGAGAAGAGCTGGCTATGCGTATTCCCCATCGATGAACCGTTTGGCGCAGCCTGGAGATTTCTCCTGCTATCTTGCTAGGTATCCTCACCATCTCACCTATGAAGCTCATCTTTTCACCCCGCTTCTAGCGATAGATCTTTATGCTCGCAAGTGCCCTCAAGGCGTCGATGTTCATCCTGCGCCCTTTCGCAAACAACAAACAGACCGCATCGCCATAGTCTGGGGAGCGGCCTAAGCGCTTTTTCATCTCAGCCTTTGACTCGACCACAATCTTTCCCGAGGAGTTGATCTTGTACTTAATGCCGGACAGGTCGGCCAGGAGTTCATCATTCGGCGGCAGACCGATCGGGTTAGGGTTCATCTTGGTATTCGGGTCCAGGAGCTGCCGCAGGTTCCACCACAGCTCACTGCGTAGGTTGTCGAAGTTCTCGGGGTCGTTGGGTTTCTCTGCAACGTTGACCTCGGTCACGGGAGCGCTTTGCTCCCTCAACCTGTCTGCCACGCCGGCGCCCAGACCGATGACGTCGATCTTGATATCGGTGGCCCTGTGCTCCTTGTACGCCTGAATCACACGGCCAGCGGTCTCCATGGTGTCCTGCTGGCTGTAGTCGTGGAGCGCGATGACCTTCCACCCGTGTCGAACGCCGATGACGGTTTTGTCGCTGCCGAACCTGGCAACGTCCACACCGAGTTCGACCGGTTCGCCGTGCTCCATGTCATGCCATCTCTCCATAGCCGCTTCGATCCAAGCCAAGGGGATGAGAGTATCCTCGCTCTCTGGGGGAAACTCACCCTTAACGCGCGCAATATAGGCCGGCGACTCCGGCCCCCAGCGTCTGTACTTATCGGCCACCCACTCCGGAGTTATCAGCTTCGGGTTTGGCAAAGGCCCGGTGATCTTGTTACGCCAGGTGTCGGCAGCGATGTCGCTCTCTGTTATGCCAAACGCCATGAAATTGGGCGTGTCAAACGCGGATATGCTGAGCGTCTTCCAGCCCCCGCCTCTGAACGCCTGAAAGAATGTCCCCGCCGTGCTGGTCGGGTTCCCCAACAAGAGAAGACGTGCGTTACTCGAAGTAAGCACACCCTCAATGGCCTCAAAGATTTCTTCAGGCACGCCCGCGGCCTCGTCCACCACCACCAGAATGTTCTCTTCGTGGAAGCCTTGGAAACGGTCGGGCTCATTCGTAGACAGGCCAGCAGCATACCACTCGTCCTGGACGATCTGAATCTCCGGGCTTTTGGGAAGGAGGTTACCCCCAAGCGGTATCTTGGCCCTCCTGTATGAAGCCCTCACTTCCTTCCAGATCAGCTTCTCCACCTGCCTCCAGGTCGGAGCTGTACTCAGAACGATTGAGTACGGGAAGCAGGAGAGGAACCAGAGTATCACCCGGCCTGCGATGAACGACTTGCCGACGCCGTGGCAGCTCCGGACGGCGGTTCTGGGATAGTCTCTGACCGCCCGCAGTATCTCCGCTTGCTTCTCCCACGGGTGAGCGTTCAAAACTTCCTCGACGAACCAAACAGGGTCACGCTGGGCTTTCTGGAGGATCTGCCTCTCCTTCATGTGCTTTCACCACCAAATCAACCCAGCTC